TCATTCAGTTAATATTTCTTCTTCCTCCGCATCGCCGTCCGGGGCTTCGGGTTCTTCGTCTTCCTCGCAGATATCGTATTTATTCAAAGCTTCGTCGGTTGCTGTACCCGATAATTCATAAACAAAGCTTTCAATAAGGTTTTCTACTTCTTCAATATCGAACTGAATGCCCTTGTTTTCGAGGTAGTCAAGGACATACTGCTTCTTTTCAACGCCCATCTTGCTGCCGTAAAGCTTTTCGGCGGCTTTGACAGCAACGCCTACAACCTCAGCAAGTTTTTTTCTCTGCTCTGCTGAGAGTTTTTCCTGAAGGTAGGCACGGAGCTTGGGCAAAATATAAACGGTGAAAATAACTGAAATTAAGGCAATTACAGCCTCAATAATCGGGGTTAAGTTAATGTTTGACATATGTATCTTTCCTTTCATCCGCACCCGGTGTTCCCGGGTGCTGTTTTATTTGATTGGTTTATGGAATTCTTCAAGGTCATCGATTCTGTGATTTGCTGTCTTGAACTTTTCCTGATACAGGCGATCGTTATCATCAACCTTTCTTTCAAGCTCAGACATACGCTCGATAACGTTGTTGTGCTTCTCTACCTTCTTTTCAAGCTGTTCTATACGAAAGTTCGTCAGCTTGTTTGAAGTGAGAATGCCGCCGAATGTGCCGCCCAGAGTACCTAGAAGGCTAATCAGGGCGACTAACACTGTATCGCTCATTCCGCCTCTCCCTCACTTCAAATACTTCTCGGCTACCCAAGCGTGTTTGCCATCAATCTTGACACGTACCCATGTGTAACCGTCACGCTTGATTTTCTGTGTGTCGGCTACCTTGATTTTTTCACCATTTTTCAGCGTTGTAACCGTTTTTGCGGTGAGTGTGGGTTCTTCCCTTGCCTTGAGGTTTGAGCTGACCTTGACGGTCCTTGTCGCATACCTCACACGGAGATAATCATAGAACGAGCTGCCGATTGATGCACTCATGCTCTTGGCTTCATCACCGTACCATTTTTTAGTTCTATAGTTTACATCGGCATGTGTAGCGTAAGCGTTTTTGCCGCAACGGTAGCCGATGCCCTTGACACCAAGGTCCTCAAGATAGAGAGCAATTTCTTTTGACGGGATTTTGTCACCGTTCTTGTCGTATGCGACAAAGTCAACCGCCTTACCCTGAACGTGATTGCCTTTGCCCTTGCCGCCGACCTTCTTATCGTGTGCGGCTGTGCGGTATGCGCTGTTGATGTTAATCTTCAGGCAACCGAAGTGGTCGTATATCTTTTCAAGATATGTAAGAAGCTCATCTTCAATGAGGATTTTGTCTGAGCCGTCTTTGCAACGGAACTCCCTGACCTTGAAATGCTTGGACAGCTTTTGGTTGCCGTCTTTTTGGAGTGAATATGTTTTTACTGACATATGTTTCTTCCTTTCTGTTATTTATATCTGACTTATTTCAGTCTGACTTTTACAACAAAGCCTTCGCCTGCTACAACTTTGTTGGTGGCTGAAACTTTTGAACCGCTATATATAAGAGCGACCTCTTCTATCTCCGGTGCAGTCTTTTCAAACTCAGCAACATATGAAGCAGCACCCGTTACAGTGACTTTTCTGGAAGCATTTGTATCACCATCAGACCAACTCTTAAACTTATACCCTGCCGATGGTTCAGCTATTAAAGTTACCTCTGCGCCGTAGTTATAGGTTCCACCGCCTGAAACTGTACCGCCTGTTCCGGCAGTTGCAGTGATTGTATAAGTATTTACAGTCCAATTCGCAACAAGTGTGTGACTCGAATTTACAACGGTGCTCGAATATATTCTTGTTCCGTTTTCAAGCGACCAGTAGTTAAACTTATAGCCTGTCCGTGTTGGGGTTGGAAGAGTACCGTAAGTATTACCCTGAGTAATTTGAACGGTGGTGGGCGAAACAGTTCCTCCATTTGCGTTCAAGGTCACGACACATGTATCCGGAATCGTATAATACCAAGTAATCTTTGCATTTTGTAAATACCAGTTTCTAACGACAAAACTATAACCTTCATAAGCAAGATAGTTGGCATCGGAAACAGATACCTTTCCCACATTATCACCGCTCGTGTAAAAACAGCTTGTTATATCTGCCGAGAACGGTTGCCAACCGCCGTTTTTTGCAACAGCATCTCTCCAACTACCTAATTTTACAATCATGTTGACACAATCGGTGTCATCCGTAAAGTAAAAGTTTACGTCACCCTTTGTACTACCAAGTGCAATTTTTTGATTGAACTCACAATACATTTCTACTTTAGTAACAATAGCATTACTTGGAATATGTGCCGCCGCTTCACTATTTATAGTTTCCTTTGAAGTTAGTATTCTACCAAATGGGACTAAACCCGTGCTGACTGTTTTAGGATTAACGTATGTATACGAATATGCTGCCATTCAACCACCGCCTACCTTTCCCTAACGCTCACAAATGCGGATGCTTTAATGGTTTCAGGTGGTATAACAACCGTAACTTCTAAATCATATACTCCGAGTTTAGAAGGTGAAAGAAGCGTTTTGACAGTATCTCCGTCAATATGCATTGCACCGCTTTCCACCAAATTACCGTTAAGTGTCAGTTCATACAATGCCTCTGTTATCACAAGCTGAGTATCCCTGCAAGACTGCACACAAAACTCAACATACTTTTCCTCACCCTGTAAAAAATTAAACTGTTTCATGCGTGGTTACACCTCTCTTTCACCATAACCCTCACTCTTTGTGGTAATGCCTCTATCTCGATACCATGGGGCTTACACCATACAAGATATTTTGGCGGTTTCATATGTATACACGGCATACCTTGAAGCATATAAAGTAAGCCTGTCCAATACGTCCATGCCCCCTGCTCGTTAACTGCATACAATTGAACCGCATATTGCCCGTCTTCAAGGTCAGCAGGCACAGAGCAACGCCAAAGACCGTCTGTGCCTTTTGAAAATTCAATCTCAAAATTATCTGCTGTACCGTGAAGCCTTACTATCTTCGGGCGGCTCATCATTCTACCTCAACAGAAATAGTGTAAGTTGTACCGCCGTCAACAGGGTTAGGAGTGATTCTAACCGACTTAATAACAGGAGCATCTGTTTTAAGGATAATTGTTCTTGTAACTGTTGATACTTTACCTGCACTATCTGTTGCGATTACGGTAATGGTATTAACACCCTCAACAAGGGTTACTTTTTTACTGAATGAACCGTCTGTCGCTACTGTAACAGTCCCCTGGTCTGTTGAACCGACCTTAATTGCCACAGTAACCGGTGACGAGGTTGCATCCGATGTTTCACCTTTAACCTCATAAGATGCGTTATTTGTATATTCACCTTCAACGGGAGCAGAAACATTAAGAGTGGGCGGTGCTGTATCAACCTTGAAGGAAGTTGAAACCGCACTATCCATTGTGTTGCCGTCAAAGTCTGCAATATTAACGGTAAAGTTATGATTACCGTCATCAAGAGTCGGAGTATAGCTTACTCTGTAGCCTCCTGTGATTGCCTCGTGTGTAACCTTCGAGACAGCTATTGCCGCACCGTCCACCTTAAACTCAAGGGAATTGATGTCGATACCTGAGAAACCGCTTGTCTGACCGTTAGAGTTATCAAGCAGTTCAAACACAATCTGAGGTGATGAAGTCGTGATGTTAGCTCCGGCTGTAGGTGAAACAATTTTAACAGTAGGCTTGATTTTCTCCTTAACATAAAGTTTGAGACTATTACCTAAGGTTGCGTGTGTATCGTTTGCTGATGCGGAGTTACCGGCTTCATCTCTAACAGTAACCGCAACAGGGAAATAATGTCCTGCGTTATTGTTGTATGATGAGCTTGACGGTGCAGTCACCGTTGTTTCATATAAACCGGTGGAAGAATTGAGGGTCAGAGAGTGTTCTTCGCCGTTAATCTGTACTTTTACTGTCATAATTTTATATTTCTCCTTATCTAAAATATTTCTTTACTACCCTGAGTATCCGTAAGCAATACTCAGTAAAAATTCTCGCCATTCTCTGTGGCATTTTTATCAGCTCCTTACCCAAGAATTTCAAGGTACATATATGAAGCCCCGTTTCTGGTAACCACACTTGTATCATTAACGGTTGAAATCGTCAAAAGATAATCTGTCAAGCAGCTGTGTTGACCGACGGTTTTCAAACCTTTTATAATAGGAACATTACCCCGATAAGCCCCACCTGCATAAGATGAAGTTTGTGTAACATATTTGGTATCTATCCAGACACGCCAATCGTCAGTGCTATATTCCCCGAAATAAATCTGATATTCACTGCAGCCCATTGTATGACATAGTGTCAGCTTACCGCAAAATGACTTCTGTTCTACAGGTAAGTATTCTCTCAAATCAATAGACGGTTCGTTCTCAATGTCAACATATCCGAGACTTTTATAAAACACAGGGCGTGCACTTGCACCGTTTCGGAAGGCATATACATCGGAAATGTTACCGTAAAATCGGGTTCCGTCACCTCTGTCAAAGGTCATAAAGCCTGCTTCCTGCTCGGTGGCATTTCCCTCTGCATCGCTTGTTACAAAAGCTATTTTTTCTTTGTCAATAACAGTCACATTGCCGGTACTTGGTTCATACACCTTAATTCCGTTTGAGCCTAATGTTGTCATAGAACCGCTTATTGTACCGTCATCATTCATAGCAATACTTGATATATTGACACCGTTGCTTGAAGCTTCTCCCATGGCATATTCTGTAAGAAGCCGAATTGGGATAAGAATCCCTGCTACAAGCTTCTGATAAACAGTTCCTTCGGACTTCCACTTTTCCCACTCAGCAAATTTTTCGTCCTTCTTAAAATAAACTGTGCCTGTTTTTGTGTAATAGTTATCATTTGATGTTATTTTCACGCCCTTAGCACCTGTTACAATGTCGTATTCGTCAACGGTATCATTTGCAACATAGTACTTTGTTGTGCCACCCGCTGTAACATATTTAACGGCGTTTTCATCGTCAGATGTGGTTTCTTTAACGAAAGAAAACTTGATATGCTGTGTGACTTCACCGTTATAGATGGCTGACGAGGCGGAAAGATGCAAAAGTATTTCCCTGTATTCCGTTAAACCGTACACAAAGATATACGGTGCAATCTCTTCCTGCACGGAATCGATTGTGTTTTTATCAAGATTGAACGAGGTTGAGCCGTTCAGGGATTGGAGTGTGCCTGCTTTTATCCAGTCAGCAACAAGCCCGTGAAGAGCAAGAGTGTTCAGAACAGCGTTGCCGTCTGAGTCTATGCCGTAGTGCCACTGTGGATTACCACCGTTCCAACAGCCTGAGCCTTTGGTGTAGGCGAAGCCGTTGGAATTTATTGTGACAATATAAGTCGATTCTTTGATATCCGTTTTATTGTGAAAGTAGTATTTAACCGAACCGTCAGCCATTTGCTCTGTGGTGGTAAATAATCCCAAAGCGTTCATCATGTTCTCTGTGAGAGTGGTCTGGGCTTCGGTGAAGTGACTTTTCTGCTTTTTGGTTTCCTGTGTAAGAAGTTCAACCTTTTGTGCCAATGTCAGATTTATTTCTTTTACCGGCTCATATGAGTTAAATTTACAGGACAGACCGCCGTCAAATTCCCTCTCAATATTCATAATGGGTACGGTGTAGGTGTTACCGTAACATTCGAGGGATATAATATCTCCGGTCTCAAGCCGAGGATCGCCGCAAAGCTGGGTGACATCTGCGCTGTAATATGACCTTAAAATGCCCGGTGTCTCCTCTGTGCCGATTAAATCACTGAAGATTGAATCGAGCCTTTCCTGTGTCATAAGGGGACAAACAAAGCTGATTCCCTGCATCCCTTCACCCGATGTGTACACTGTGTCCTGCGCTACGGTACAGCTAAGGTATCGGGGGGCTGATTCCTGTTTACCTATCTCGGCTTCTGATACGGTATCCTCATCAACGGTCACATTCTGAACGGTAAAGCCTTTCATCCTGAAAACACCGTCTGTTCCGCACACGCAGTTCTTACCGATGTATGCGGCAAGGTAGCCGAGCGCAGTTCTGCAGTCGTAACCGCTGAGAACGTCTGCGGCAACTTCGATATTGTCGCCCTCTGCAACAGCTTCAGCAGTGTATCCCAGCTGAGCGCATACTTCATCAAAAACAGCCTGCACAGTGGTCGGATATGTAAGCTCTGACACATAAGTTTCACCGTTTGCAACGTTCATTCTGTCGTATGCGGCGAACTTCACGACACCTTCCTTTTCAGTAGGCTCGTCAACGGTGAACAATCCCTGCGAGAAATCCTGTCCTTCGATGCTGATAACAGCCTCAAGCTCCATTCCACGAAGGTTCGGGGAAATATCCGTCATTTCAACATCAATCATTGCACTGGGCGTTTCGCCAATAGATAAAGCACCGCTTGCTGAAAACGGTGCTTTGTATTTGATATTCAGGATTGAGCTGTATGTGTTTGTACCTAACAGAATCTTACCCGTGAAGGTTCTTCCGGGACTGGTTATAATTCTGATTAAGTTTTCATCGGTTATGTTTATCATATCATCACCTACTGTTCTATGAGTTCAACAGAAACATCCGAATAAAAAGCTTTTCCGTTGCGGTAGTACTTTGATGAATACTGCATATCTGCCGAATAAAAGGTTTTGTCGGATACCTCTGCACCTTTTTCATCAGTGAACGTAACAGGGAAGAATGGCTTTGCGCTTAAAGCCTTTTCAAGCTCCCAAACCTCTGCCTGTGCGAGTTCTTCCCACTTGACTGCAACGGTGTATTTCACGGCAATTATGTCACCTAACATTCTTCCCGATGCTGAACGGCCCGTATTTTTGGACCATATTTTGTTTTTCTTCACGGCATAGTCACCCGTGCTGATGGTTTTATAAGGTGGCTCATATCCGTTGATTACAAGTTTAAACGGCAAGGGGGTTCACTCCTCTCCTTTTTGTTTCCTGATTATTTTTCTGTACGACTTTTCGGTAAACAACATCGCCGTCAAGGTAGACTATAAGCTCTATGGGGCTGTTGATTCCATCACCGATAACCTCTGCAACAGCTCTCTTGATTGTGCTTAAAGGCGAAACAACTTCGGTTTCTCTCTTGTTATCACCGAGAACCGCAAGGAATTCACCGTAGTTTGCAGGCACAACGGTACCTGTGGCAAGCTTAGGTATTTCGGGAACATTGATCAGCTTGATTTTATCTTTGAAAGGCGTTGCTCCGGCAATTTTGATATCCTTAACTTTCTTTAAAGCTGTATTAATGCCGTCAAAGGGAGCCTTTATAACTGCGTTGATGCCATCGATAAGGCCGTTGATAACTTTTTTCAGCGAATCGAGTATACCGTCTTTGATAGCAGAAAATGTTTCGCCACCCTTGGAAAATACGTCTTTGACCTTTTCCCAAGCTTTACTGAATTTATCCTTAAACCAGCCCGGTATACCGCTGAACACTTCCGTTATTGCTTTATAACGGTTTTGTGCCTTTTCTTTTATATCGCTGACCTTTTGTGAAAAGCTGATTTTTGCCTGTGCGGTCTTGTCTTTTACCACATCAGAGCGCTGTTTCCAAGCCGCTTTGAAATCACTGACTTTCGTTGCAATATTAGCCTTCATATTGGCTGTTTTATCTTTTACAACCGAGGTAAAATTGTTCCAAGAGGTTTGAAACTCAGCTTTTTTGTTGGTAAACCAGGTTTTTATGTTGGTGAGTAAATCGGTAAACTTCTGTGATAATTTAGACCAAATATCACCGATTCCTTCTTTAAGACCTTCAATAATGTATTCGCCCATCGGCTTCATTTCTCTTGCCGGTGAGTTTATGCCAAAAGCTTCTTTAAAGCCATTGATAAATGGGTCGAATATATTTTCTTTTATCCATGTGCCAATATTAGAAAAAGCATCTTTTATACCTTGTAGCAATCCTCCAACAACATCTGCAGGTGCACCACCCCAATCAACTTCTTGATTAAGTATCATACTTAAGGCAATACCTAAAGACATACCGAAAGCAGCTCCCATAGAACCGCCTAAACTAAATCCTATAGCTGCGCCTGCGATACCACTTAGAGCCGTAACAATTAATCCGACAATCTCATCCTTGCTCAAACTACCGTCTGTATCGAAGCTCATCTCACATATCGACATTGCAAGTGTTGCGCCTATAGTCATTCCTACAGCTGCACCGGCAATTCCGCCACCTGACGAAAATCCTATAACGCCACCAGCCAACATCCCCAATGCGGTAATTATTGCTTCGGCAATTTCCTGTCCTTCAAACTGACCGTCAAAATCAACAGTCATAGATGAGATCAGCAAACCGATACCTGCACCTAAGGTTATACCAATAGCGGCGCCACCGACACCGCCCAATGTAAAACCAACAGCTCCGCCAACCATTCCTGTCAGAACTGTAGTAATCATTGTGAGTATTTCTTCGCCGTTAATCTGTCCGTCATGGTCAAAAACCACCGATGATGCTATGAGACTGAGTGATATACCCGTTATTGCTCCGACTACTGCGCCGGGAACGCCGGCTATTGTAAAACCGGCTACGCCGCCTACTATTGCACCCAAGCCTGTTATAACTTTCTGTGCAATATCCTCTCCTGTAACATCTTCCCAATCAAGAAAGACATCCTTAAAGGTGAGAGCTAAGTCGGTAATAAAACCGGATATCGTAGAACTTAACTTTTCTTTAAATTTCGATAAGCTTTCCTCTGCAGGACTTGTGTCCATTTCGAGTGTACTTCCTATGGAGTAGTCCCCTATCGGTACTGACGAACCGCCCAAAGATGAATCGGAAGAGTTGTCCGACAGCTTATTGATTTTATCAAAACCCATCAAGGCTCTTTCGTTGGCTTTTGCGGTATCCTTTACTGCTTGTGTCAGATCTTCCTGATTGCCGACAGCATCGGCTATTGAGCTGCTGACCTGCCCTGTTGCATCAGCGCTTTCGGTTTCCCAACCGAACAGCTCAGAAAAGGTGTTAACAAGTCTTTCCGATGCCGCTATAAGAACAGACAACGCCTGATTTATGTATGCAAGCGCAGGCTTGATAACATTCTTGAATATAACACCGAGGTTTGCCGAGAACTGCTGCCACTGCATTGAGAGAACTCTCGTCTGATTAGCCCAGTTACCCGAAGTTCTTGCAAAGTCACCCTGTGCAAGTGCTGTCTGGCTCATAACATAGTTATATCTTAACATTACCTTTTCAGCCTGAGACATTGCAGAAATCTTCTTATTTATTCCCTGCGTATAGGCAAACTGCTGCAGGTTGGTTTCGGTCATTACGATACCGTATTTCTTAAGCGTTTCGGTTTCGCCTGTAAATACGGAATTCAAAGCTGTAGAAGCCACATCCTGTTCTACGTTATAGAACGATGCCATATCTGCAGATAAGCCCGTAAGAACAATCGACATATCAGAAGCAACGTCTTTGGGTATCTGCATACCCTTAGCCATCGACATAAAGGTTGAGCCGGTTTTCTTTGCCGCCAGCTCAGATATACCGTACATTTCAATGGCTTTGTCCGCAAACTCTTCCATTTTGCCGGACATATCACCGAAGGCAACGTCAACCACGTTCTGCACTTCTTCGAGATTCGATGCCAGCTCAATGGATTCCTTGGCAAAGTTCACTATGCCTCTGACTGAGAAGGCAACACCCGCAACTGCAGAAAGCTTACCTAACACAGATTTTAACGAACCTATGCTGCTTGTAATGTTTTTTGTACCTAAGTTGAACCCTTTGGTATCAATTTTGGTATTAAAATTTAAGTATCCGTCAACAGCCATACATACCCACATCCTTTCTGACTGTTGTCACAAAGTTTACGGGTACGCTAGGTACGCTGTGTAAACTATTCGTTTTTGTAAATATTAACCTTTTTACACTTGCGGCAGATAATGCTTATAACACCCTTGAAGGAGCCTTCAAAGAGTATTCTTCCGCAATATCTGCAACAGTATTTTTTCATCATTCATCACCACCAAACAGACTGTTGATGAATTCTTCCGTTTCCTCAAGGGCTTTTTTATCCTCTTCGGTAACGATGTTTATAAGGCTCTTGTGTGCTTCATAGAAATCCCTTTCCCATTTTTCAAGAGGTTTTCCCTTTGCCCGCTTGCTGCGAATATGCATCACAGTTGAAAAAAGTCCTTCGTCTATCTCGTTGAAGTAACCGAGGAAGGTCCACCAATGAAGAAACTCACATTGACGGGTTTCAAAACCTGCTGCCTTGTTCACCGCAGGGAATATAATGCTTTCATCATAAGCCCAATCGAACGTTTTTCTTTGATTCGGTTTAGATTTTGGCATATCTCCGCCGTCACAGAACCAAAACGCTTTGTTTATAGCTTCTTCAAGAAAAGTATCGGGGATTTTTTCAGGCTCTTTAAATAGGCATTTTAAGCAAATTTCAGCCTTATCCCAATCGTCAAGATCTTCATCGGAAAAAGCCTGAAAGATGTTAAGTACCACTCTGAAATCCGGGCGAATCTCATATAACACGCCGCCGACTTCGAGCTTGTCAGGAAGTAAGCCTATCATGTCATACTTTCCTTCATCTTCTTAAAAGCGAGAAACTCTGCATATTCCTTTTCAATGTCGGTTTTTTCCTCTGCAACGGGAGAAGAAGCAACGACATTGTCGATATACTTTTTCTTCTTGTTTTCTGCAAACTTAGCGTTTGACTTTTTGATGTCTTCCATAACCAAAGGTGCGAAGGCCTCAAAAAAGGCTATAACCATAAGTTCACCGTTATCAAGAGGCGAAAGACAGTTGACCTCACCGAAAACCTTGCTTGAGACGTTAGCACCGAAGATATAATCGATTATCTCTTTCATTTCCTTGTCAACCTCTGCAAGAAGCTGAGGTGTAACGGTTTCATTATCAAGCCTTTCAAGCGCCTTGGTGAACTTTTCTTCAGCTTCATCCTGTATTCTCTTGAAAAGGTTTAAGTCATTGACGTTTATAGCAATAGCGTTGCTTTCATCACCGTTAATTGCATAACGCTTTATGCCGGTGTTAAAGTTAATGGATTTCATTTTTCACACACTCCTTATAGAGAAAATCACCCCTGCTCGGAGGGGTGATCTATTATTTATTCTTCGTCTGTTGATGTGGTCTGAGCTGCAGCCTGAGTTACAGGCGTGAACACAGGCTTTTTTTCAACGATGGTAACGGTACCCTGAACTCTGTTGCCACAGAAAGCAACATTATAGGGAATTGAGATACCGCCCTGAGGACCGCCGTATGACTGAGGCTTAACGATGACATCTTCCATCCATGCATCGTAGGGAGCCTCTGTCTTGTCGATGAGAACTTCAAGAACTCTTGTCTTGCATTCGTCACCTGTGAGACGGTTCATAGCGATATTTTTGACTGTGTTGTAGAACTCACCGTCAGAGGGATCTGCATAGTATGTATCTACATCGAAGGACGGTTCATAACCGTTATCAATAACGGTGGTTTCATCAAGGATGTTCTTCTTGGGTTCTGTGTCCGGGTTAAGCTCAACTGCCAAATCTTCAACATCCTTGCCGATTTTATACCAAGCCGGTGTTGCTGATTCTGCACCGAACACTGTGTCAAGAAAGTGGATTAAAGCACTTCTTTTGAGTTTCATGTTTTTCACTCCTTATAGATTTTATAAATTGCCGATATCTGAAGCTGATATCTGACAAGATCAAGGTTGTTTTCATTCGGAATTGCATATAACATTCCGTTTGAGGGTGTGATGCTCTCTATCTCTCCCTCAAAAGTTTCTCCGGCTATTTCAGCCGTAACAGGTATGCCATTGTCTGCCTGAGTCTCAAGCCATTGCTGAAGCTCAAGCAGAGTACCGCTGTTATTCATACGGTCATAGTCGGTAACGGATTGAAACACAGCATAAAGGATAAAATTATGTTGTCTTGTTTCGTTGCCCAGTATATCCTCTTTCAGAAGGATGTCACCTGTAGAGGTAAGACCGTAGTTTTCTTCTGTATCATCGGTGAAATCAACGGAAATATGATTACAGACCTCATTGATTTTCGGAAATTCGAGGAGTAAAGTCCTCATTGTTTCGATAATATTCATCTGATTCTGCCTCCTGTGTATTGCTCAACACCTCTGATGATAACAGGCATTTTATCTGCTTTCATTCGCTCAAACCAGAAAGGACCTGCTTGCGGATGTCGTGAGGTCTGATGTACCAAATCAACTTCCGTAAGCACTTTCTTTTCGCCTTTGCTTGCATAAGCTGAGCCGGTTATTGATGAAACCATCAGCTTACCGTAATACTGATATCGGGCATAGGGATTCTGATAGACAATCTGACCGCTGCCGATTTTAGTACCAAGTGTGGGAGATTTCATAAGAATACCGTTAAGCATAGGCGTATACGGTACCATAAAACGGATGCACTCGCTGTCAACAAACTTCTGTGCAGTATCAAATCTGTCGGTATATTCTTTGCCAAACGTGTATTTCCATGAAAGATTGACCTCTGCTTTCATTTGCTTAATTTTGGCGTTTTTAGGCTGTTTTATTTTATCCGCCATATTATCACCTACTTTGCAGAAATCTCAATGTGAGGCAAAGAACCGTACATCATAGGGTCTACACTCGTCACCACAATAAATTTATGCTTTTTTCTGAACTCTTTCATCTGTTCAGACAGTTCCTTCTCCGTTGTCGCTGTGAAATTGAAGAAACAGCATCCTTTAACAAGCATATCCTTTGTGGGTGATTCGGGTATTACTTTGTCGCTGAAAAAGAAAACCGTTGTACTGTCTGCGCTCTGCAGGCCGCTTTTTATCACATTAGCCGCTTTGCTCTCGTGCCAATACACGCCGGGGATAAAATGACGTGTATATTTACCGTCTTTGTACTTATATAAAGTGCAATCAGCGTTCGTCATTATCTTATCCCCCTGTAAAGCAGTCCCGTTCCGGAAAGCCACATATGAATTACATCGTGGATTTTCTTTGATATGTGGCTTTCTCTCTCTTGTGTGCTTTCGTAGCTCTTGCTCCAGCCGCCTACTGTTTCACTCTTGACACCGCCGTTCTCCGTTTCTGCTTTTTCGGCCTTATAAAACAGCTCTGCAAGCTCGCAACAGCACATTTTCACACATTCGGGGACATTGTTTTCATCAATGTTTGTGCCTGTGTACTCCTTAATTTTCTGAGAAGCACGAAGCGCATACCTGTTAAAAAGGGCAGATTCAATCAAACCTGCCCCAAATGCGTATTTACTTGTGTAAAAGTCATGTTCCGCATAAAGCATAAGGGTTACCCCCTATCTTTATGTACTTGCTGTGAGAGCAACAGCCTTATCAACAGCAGCATCCTTAACGTTAATGCTGTCTGTAATTCTCTTATAGCCCTTTGCCTTGATTGTTACGTTGTAGTCACCGTTTCTCAGGTTGAATACTGCAACGCCCTCTGCATTGGTCTTAAGAATTGCGCCGGCAACGTCAACGGTTGCGTTTTCAACAGCTTCACCGTCAGCATTCTTTACTGTAAATGTAACTGCCTGTGTTGTAACGGGTGTGCCCGGCTCAACATAAGCAAAGGGACAGCCTGTTCTGTCACCGTCAAGTCTTGTTGCAGGGTTCGGAAGAGCCCAGCCCATACGGAATACAACACGAAGGGCAACCATATCCTGCTGAGCAAGGTTATATACGATTTCCTTTGTTGTGGGATCCTGAATAACACCCTCTGAGAGAATCTTGATTGTCACATCCTGACGGATTGCATATACGAGCTGAGAGAAGTCACCAACGATAAGCTGTGCAACAGTCTTATCAAACGCACCGTTATTGAGGAAGTGCATGGGGTTGCCGTCAAGACCGAAGTTTGTTGAGCCCTGCATTGAAGTTGAATAAATGGGTAAACCGTCCTGAGTTCTGAGACCTCTGAGCTTTGCCTTCATACCCATAGCGGCAATAGCGCCTGTTACGCCATAGCCGAGCTCTTCAACCTTATCGAAGGCACCGCCTTCTGACATAATAAGGTCGTACCAATCCTTGGAGCCAACAGCAACGTTGTTGCCTGCCTGTCTTGCTCTTGTGATAATGTCTGAATCCCATTCTGCAGGGCGGTTATTACCGAAGATAACTGCAGAGTCAACACGCTGTGCGATAGCTTCGATGACTCTCGGGGTAACTTCACCCATGATGTCAAATTCGGCATCATCGAGAACTGCCTCGGGAATAGGTACGATAACAGCAAGCTCTGCTGCTGTAAGCCATACATTGTCCCAAGCCTGTTCGCTTGTCTTCTTAAAGCCTGTGTCACCGTTTACCCAGTAAGCCATAGGAAGCTGATCAAGAACACGGATTCTTGTCTGCTTGCTTGTCATATTGGGGAGCTTTCTTGCAAGTGACATAACTGCTGATGTCTTAGGTACATCCTGGAAAATCTGAGGAACTACCTGTTCACGGATGAGGGCTTCTGCAGCCTCCCTTGAAATAATACTTTTCGGCATAAATTATCAATCCTTTCCAAATAATGATCTCAAGGCTTCATTTGCCTTAGTTTTTGCTGTGTCTGTCTGACTGTCAGGTCCTGATGTATAACTGACCACTCTGGGTGCTGTTTCATCATCAAAAAGATATGCCTTGTCTTTCTTGACCTGTTCGAATGCGGCTTCAACGTCTGCATTCTGGTTCTTTGAGGCTCTGAGCTTCTCAACATCAAGGAAGGGAAGAACAGCTTTAAGGTCTTTTGCCTTATGCTTCTTTGCGGTTTCAGCGACAAAATCGTTGAAATCTCTGTCTGCAAGCTGTTTTTCGTGTTCTGCCTTGCTGTTTGCGAGGTCTGTTGTGAGCTTAGATATCTGTGACTTAAGTTCGCTCACGTCAACCCCTTCAAACTGTTTGAGAGCCTCTGTGGCTGTGTCGAGCTGAGATTTGTAAGAATCTCTTGCATCTTTGACCTTGTCAAATTCTGCAATGGGTCTGTAATTAGCTTTCAAGGCTGTTTCAAACTCCGTTTTTTTGTCCTCGGGAACGGAAAAACCATATTCACCGAGAAGTTCATAGATGTTTTTCATGGGGTTTCCTTTCTACATGATATTTACACTGCTCTGTCTGCAGTTGAAAGTTAGTCAGATAACCTCTGACGGGGTAATTTAGGTATGAAAAAAGCACCTTGCAAATGCAAAGTGCTTAAATCAGCTGTTAAATTTTATTTCTTCCTACCTATCCACGCCAATGTTATAAGCGTGATGCATATAATGGCAGTTATTGCTATAGGTGTATTCACGTCATCACCTCCTGAAAATGGGTATAAAAATAGCACCTTTGAATTTCATTTCAAAAGTGCTTCTACATATTCTTTATTCTTTCTCTTTCTGCGTTTAAAATTTTGTCACATTCTTCTGGTGTTTTATCAAGGATTTCATAAGTTTTGTTGTCATCTTCAACATATTTATCTAAATCATCTTTCATCATAGTTCGTACCTCTTAAACTCAAATTCATATATATCCCCTAATTCTCCAAAGCCTTTGTCTTCCATAGTTATTTTACTATATCGGCTGTATTTTGTCAATGAAGCGTTGTAAACTTGTTCACTTATTTCGCATTTAGGTTTAGTATATGTAAATATCGTACCATCATGACAAACTATAACGCCCATTGACTGATTGCTTCGCTTTGCAATGGCATTTAAATCGCCAAGGCTCGGTATACTACTGAACGGGTGATTGTGAACGCCTATTAAATCTAAATCAGGATTATTCAATGCTGCTTTCATCTTGTCCGTTAAAGCAACTTTCAACTTAAGATTTGAAGTTGTATTAAAGCCTTCGAGTTTTCCTGTTTTTGCATTAATCAGATACATACTCTCGTAGAACGTTCCGTCACGATGTTTAAGCATTTGCTCAGATACATCTCTGATTGTATTATTCACATTATCATTATCCGTTATGTTATCAAAGTTATTGCTCCATTTTTCACTGTTTACAGCATCCCATTTAACTTTAGTTTTCTCTATGTTGTTATAATCGTCTTTAGAGCGTCTTTCACTTTCATTTTTGAGTTTCCACTTCCCTTGCCCGATATTACCCAAGCCGTCAACGGTCACACGCTGTCTTTGCTGAGGTAGCTTCATTGCTTCGGAAAAACGGGTATATTCGGCGCTTGTTCCTCTGTATCTTGCTCTTGCAGCTATGATATCATCTTCATCAGCTCCGCCCTCTTTAAGCAGCTTTATTTTCTGCCTCTGGGCTCGCATAGTGGTTTCAAGTCGGCGCTGCCTCTGCAGGGCTTCATATTTGGTGTATTCCTTGTCACCGTATTTAACGGGGGTATTCTCCTGCCTGTTAAGTTCTTCAAGCTCCTCAGCGGTATATGAAGGCTCCGAAATGCCGGGGATAACGGGATAATAATCGTGATAACAGTTTGCACCGTGTAAGCCGGTGACAGTTCCCAAGCCACACACAGAAATAAGCTCCTCTTTGGTGTACCATTTGCCTTGCCATACCTGATGTGAAGGTCTTGCTCCGCCGTGCCGGGTCACTTCAAAGGTATCAGTTCCCAATTCCTCTGCATTCATATCGTTGACCTTGCCTGTGAGCTGAGAAAGTCCTGTCATTATGGCTCTGCGAGCCGCTACGTCAACACGGTTGCTCCACCCGGAAGCATAATCAACGGTACGAAGTCCGCTGTTTGTCATTTCGCTTACTGCTCTTTTAATAGCTGTGTTGTAATCAAAAACACCCTGACTTATGCCGTTTATGGCATTGTCCAGAGTGTTCTGATAATATTCTGCCGCAGGTGTAAAGGAAAGACTACCATCAGTATTTCTCACTGCAAAGCCCAACGATTGAGAGATATTTTTCATCTCGTTTGAGGTTTGCAGGGCAATAGCTGAAATGCTTTGTTGAAGTGTGTAGTTCTCTTCAAAGGGTATGCGGTCAATACCTGCCTTGTTATAAAGCTCGGTATCTCTGGCATAGCCTTCTTCCACGATCTTTTTATACATCTCTTCCATGTCCTCATCGGACAGGTTGAGGTGCTTTTTTATCGCCTCTTCAATGTCGCTTTTGGCATATCCCATCTGCTGAAGCCGATGCATCTGCCAATCTGCAGAACGGGTTATTTCTCCGTTTATCCTTATTCTTCGGATAATATCGGTCATAACCTGCGTTTCAAGAGCTCGCATCTGCTTATCGAATGCCATTGAAAGAGCTTCAATTTCTCCCGGTGTCAGCATTATTCAATCACTTCCGCCTGACGAGGAAGATTTTTAAGAGCTTCCTCAATGGTTTCGTCTCTGTATTTTGCACGGTATTCCTCAGGTCTGAGGGTACCGTTGGCAAGATCCTTGCGGTCATTTTCTCTGTCGCTCTCGGGATCGGCAAGAATACTGTCGCCCCACTCAAAGCTCATTTCGTAATCACCGTTAGGTGCAAAATTATAAAGACGTGCCCAAAAGTATGCAGCTTCGCACCATTCTCTGAGTGCTATCTCCAATGCTGCCTGAGTGTCTGAAACAAAGGTGTATGAGCGCTGTTTGCTTGCTTTGATTTCCTCTGCAGTTTTATCTACATTCTGCGGGTTAGAAAGCGTACCGTAAGCAAGAGAGCAGTTAAACTCAATGAGCCTTAACTGATTGTTCCAGCCCTCATAGAGTTCCTTTGACCTTATCTTAGGAGAATAAACATCAAGCAAGGGCTTTTCTTTTGCGCCGGTATTGTATTCAACCGCACGGTAAAGTCTTTCTCTGCCTTCGGGTGCTTTATGTTTGTCCTGTTCCTTATCATACTTCAGCATTGATTCGGCAATGTGGACCGCCGCCTCTGTTGCTTCATATTCCCAGTTAATGCCGCTATAGCGTTTATCAGCTTCTCTGATATGCTCAACAGCTCTTGAAAAGACCGACACACCCAAAGGCGAATCACAGTCAATCTGATTTGCCATAGGACAGTTGAATAAACCAAAAGGTAAATGCGATATGCCCGAAAGCTTAACCGAAGGATGCATACCGGTCCATTCATCAACCTCTGCAAGTGTTGTTTCGCTGCCCAACATTCCGTCATTTGTGCTCTTGAACACACGGTTTTCTATGGTGAGCATATTCAAATCGGTCATTGTGTGTATTTCAAGCAAAGTGTAAATAAATCTGCCCTTGCGGATTTGCTCAATAAACACACACTTTGAAAGATTACCACTACCGTCAAAGCTTATAGGAAAGAAACGGCCTGCCTGTATAAACTGCGTCCTCAGACCTGTTTGTGTAGGCACGGGCTTAATAACAATGCTACCTTTAGCAAGACCGTATTCAATGTATTTTCTCAGCTTTGAAAGAACATCCTTTTTATAGTTATCATTGAGGAAATCGGCCATAGGAGAGCCTTTTATTTCAGTTTTTAATTCAAGTGTAACGAGTTTTGCTGTCTCATATGCAACAGAAGCTGAAAGGTTAGCACTTGAAACCGTTTTGCTTAACCAGGGCGCTTTGTTTTCATACATTCTGCCCCAAAGTTCAATTTGAGAAATCATTTCGCTGTTTACGGAATACATATTTTCTCCGCCTTCATTAAGGGTTTTAATTATGGCGGAATACATTGCCGAATAATTCAAGTTTAATCACCTCATTCGTATTTGATAAGCTGGACAATATCACGCTCAAAGGTATACTCAAAAGCATCCAGCGTGTCTATATCACTTGTTCCGTCATCGAGACGGACATCTTTTGTCAGTTCTTTAGGATTCCACACCGCCGTTGTAAGCGCTTTTATAAGGCTTTCACAACCGTGCTCCATATAATAAAATCGCTGTTGTGCCATCAGTCTGCACGTACAGCGAATTCTGTCATTTATTTCGGTTTTCAGTGCGTTTTCTATCCTCAGCCAACCTAGGCCCTTCTTGCGAGCTGTCGAGCGCAAGCCGAGTATAAGTGTTTGTTCTGCACTGTCGCAGTAAACGATATCGGGAGTTCCGTATATAGCAATAACACGGTAAACAAACTCACAGAACATCTCACCGAGCTTATCGGGGTCAATATCAACCTGCTTGCCGTTCTGCATACATTCGCAACGCTCTGACATCAAAGCAAACAGTTTGTTATACCCCCTATCCGTTCCTGTTGCGACAAATGTATGCGCCGAACCGCTACCACCGAAGTCAACACCGATTACTATTCTTGAAAGCGAAGGCTTCTGAGTAAGCATCATTATCTTATTTGATGAATAATCATCGGCAAAACGCTTGTAAATGAGTCCCTCTGCAACGGTCCAATGCCCTAAAATAAAACGGTCAAAATACACCGTTCCTCTGTACTCATTTTCAAGATTTCTCACCACATCGGGAGAAATGAAGGGGTTATCGTAGATCGAATATTCCTGAACATAAAGGTCCGTATCCTTACTGTTATACAGGAACTTATAAAACCAATGATTGGGGTTGTCCGGGTTGCAGGTACCGTCAAAGCAACTGTATGACTTATCAAGACGGGATTTGAGCATATCGAACACATCAGGGTGCCAGGTTACAACTTCGTCACCGTAGCAATACTTTATCGAGGATCCTCGAAGTACGTCCACTCTGGATATCTTTTCAGCGCCCAAGCAATAAACCTTTTCACCAAAGAGTGTGGCCGTATTGTCACTTCGGATATCTGACACAAGCTCCGTACCCCATATGCTTTGCAAGGGCTCGATAATATTCCTCTGCAAAGTTCCCTTTGTGTGACCGAGAATAACTATAAGACCTTCCTTGCCTGCAACAGCACGTATGCGCTTCGGTATAACAAAATAATCCATATACGTTTTACCGCTTCGGGTTGCACCTGTTTTCACGTTCCATCGATGTGTGGCGTTCATGAAATATTCCTGCTGTTTTATACTAAAAGGCACTCTTTATTCCTCCAAGCACATTATCAAGTTTCTTCAAAACATCCTCATTCTTTTTGCTCTTGTCGTTATTGAACATATTCAAATGCTTACCTATCATTTCAAGGGCATTCAACGCACCCTTGCTGTCGAAGGCGTATTCCCCTGTTTCTTCAAGCTCACCGTTGCGCCATTCATACACGGGTTTATGCTGCATACAACGGTTATAAACCTCTACCAACTGCATCACAACCCAATCGGCAGTTATGCACAATCTTTCCGCCTGTTCTGCCTGCAGCTCGCGCACGCGCGCGAGGAGTTCAGGTTTTTTCAGGTTTTCACTGCCGATAGAATATGCGGTCTTTTTACTGTAACCGGCACGGATGGCGGCATCGGTAGCGTTGTAGTCGATTATATATTCACGGCAGAATCGCTCCTGCCTGTCAGTCAGTTTCTTACGGTTTTCATCCTTCGGCATATCACCACCTCTGAATAACTATTCCCCCAACGACTAACACCACCCTGAATGACTCAAGGTGGTGCTTCGTTTTAGGAGGTTTCTATGAGAAAAACAACAATGGATGGGCTTTGTTACAACTTCCATTAATAGCATTATATCACGAAAGTATTACCCCATTTTCACCGATTTTTATTTTTTTACTGTTTTTTCTTATCGAGAAGGGCAAAAAAGCGTTTACGGTATGTATAGAACTGATTTATTCCGCAAGGCACATAACCCAGGCAGTCATACCCAAGTCCTGTCGTTATGTTTTCTTTCAGCTTCTTGCGGATAATTTCTTCTCCCGGGGTGACCTCTGCAAGACATTGGTCTATGAGGTCAACGTCCCTGCGAAGCTGCATAGCTCTGATTGCTTTCTGCTCCGTAGGCTTACCTATGCCCGAACTGCCGCCCTCGAATGACGGTGTTGAGCTGTAGATATTTTCAAGTTCTGATTTCTTCTCGTTATACTGCAAGCAAAATTCCTTCAGTTCACGGTAACGGTGACGGCTTATGTTGTTTTTCTTAAGGCTCAAGTCGTATGTTCTGGGCATTGTTATCACCCACCATTTCTTTTAATTCAGCCTTAACAGCAATAACAACAGGGTCATTAGATACCCTATCATCACATAACCTCTCCGCAAACTCTTTGACCGCTTCTTTAAAAAATCGCTTTGCACATTTGTTGTATGTCGTATCTGCTTCTGCAAGAAGTTTCTTCAACCTCTCAATCTCTGCCTGTTGGCGGTTGATGAGGTCAATCGTATCTTCCGTCATACTATTTACACAGTTGCCACTGCCATAATACGGACATTCCTCGCAGACCGTTGGAATCTTCGCACAAAGCTCATTTGCCTTTACAATCTCGTTATCTGTCATTTTCTGCACCTTCTTTCTTATCCATTTTTGCACCGCATTTCGGGCAATAATCGTGTTCGAGTGCTATCCATTCTGTGTTCTCACTATTCACCCAACCAGCACCGCAATTAGTGCACCAAATGCCGTATTGTCCGTTACGATAACCCCATTTCCACTGTTCGTGCCGTATTTCAACCACATCTGCGGCGGGTATCATATCAATTCCTTTTGCAAGAAGAACAATATCGTCCACCGGGTCAAGTGTTTTCAAACCGTCTGATATGGCACCTTTACCGAAATTTTTGATATATTCTTCTGCATCTTTGCGTTTGATGTATTCATTCATTACTATCCTCCTTTTCAAACCTAAATTTCATCTGAGCTGGACATAAGTCAACCTCTGGCCTTCTTTTACCAGTCCACCGTATGCCACCAGCTTTTCCAACACATTTATATCCACTCGCTCTTAATGATGCGCCATTTTCGCTTTCAAGGATATATGTAATTATTTTTTTGTATCCCATTGCTCTTGCGGCTCTCCATGCAGCACCATACAAAATCGAACAGGCGTTTTTTGTGCCATCAGTACAACATCGAGTTACCTCAAGTGTCCAACCATCATCAAGATATCGGCTTACTGGTCTTCCGACAATCGCAACCCCTACTATTTTTTGTCCGTCTGTCACTGCGATAGAATATTTATGACCTACAACAGGCTTATGGTGGCGATGATGCAACTCTACAAATTTATTTGCTTCTGCAAGTGATATAGGAACAATATCAAGTGCCACTTTCACCACCACCTTCCACATCTTCCTCTGCAAGAAACACTGTTTTTCCTACGGCGCTTTCAAAGAACATCAGGCGTTCTGTTGCATAGCCTTCGAGCTCTTCACACCGGGCGGAATATAACGGACTGGCTTCATCACCGTGCAGCTCGTAAGAAATACCTATCACTTTGTAGCGGTAGACCTTGTTTTCACCGTTGTACTTCTCCATGCGGTAAACGTAGCCGCCTAATTTGCATAGTGGCTCAATAATACGAGATTTGTCTTTGAAATTCTTACACAACGTTTCCGCATTTAATTTTATTTCACTTGACAGCTTTACTGCGTGACACACCTCGTTATGCACACAATTCTTACACGTTGACATTAAAACTACTCCTTCCCAATCTCATCTATCCCGATAAATATCCCCGGTATATCTGCCCAGAACTTCTCTGTTATCTCGCTTACCACGAGTGCATCATCTTTCCAGAAGCCTAAATCTGTCATAACGTCTTTGAGAAGCTTCTGAAGATTGTCCGTATCGGGCTTTGTTGTTTTATATTCGCCGTTATGATGTCCCACCGTTACAGGAAAGCACCACTTCGTTACAAGTCTCACAGCAGAGGTAAACGGTTCGTGCGGTACGAACTTACCTAAGTGAGCCGTCAGCTTCGCTCTTGCATCTTTTAACTCCTGTGGCTCATATACAACCGGCTTACCGTTCCTGACAGTTATCTCTTTTTCCTGATGCGTGACGGTAGGCGGTTTCATTGCTACGAAAAATTGTAAGTTCATTTTTGCTCCTTTTCATTTCGCATTTGTCACGTTATGCATGGTTGGGGATAACGCCCGCTTTCAGCGTTATCCTACCAACATGCGTGACGTAGTGCGGCGGGGATTTTTATTACCCGTAAGGGTAAGTGTTTTTCGCCACACTGTGAAAAACATGTTTTCCCCTGTTTTCCACACGAGTGTGGAAAACATAAAATTATGTTATTCGCAACGGTGTGGAAAACATAAAATTATGTTATTCGCACTCATCACTTTTGATAACTTTACCTGTGCTTTTATCAACATAATATCCGTATTTTTTTATCCAATCTCTTACGGTGCGTTCCTTCATACTAAGTGCATCAGAAAGCTCTTTAACAGTCGGATAATCTTCAAATGAACATGTATTATATACATTTTCGAACTTTATTTTATTCTTTTCTTTTTTTCTCTGTGCACTTTCCTTGTGCTTGTCTGCCGCTTTTTGCCACGGGGCTTTTTCCTCTGCTGATATATCCTTAAGTATTCCGCTTTCATCTTCTCTGTGAACAGGATAATCAAACCACAAGTTCAGAGGCGGGAACTTCGGGAACTCACGAAGGGTGCCTTCGATGCGCCATGCCGTTCTCGATTCCTGCTTTGATTTTGCTTCTCTGACTTCCTTCATAATGTTTTTATAAGTTATGTCAGGAAGCTCTTTACGGCAGAAATCAAGCATATTTTCAGCTATACACATATCGTCCTGCCCTAACTTGTCCTGCCATTTGTCTTTCATAAAACGGTTCAGGAACTTTATGCAGATATCTATTATCGCCTTATCGGTCTGATGAACCTTTATTGCATCTGTCAGTTCGAGTTCTATGAGGTCCAGGAGCGCATCAGGGTCACGAGCAAACACACCTGAGCCTGATGCTCTGTCCATACTTCTCTTGCCGCCCTGAGCACCTTTTGAGTGATGATGGCAATAAATCACGGCACAGCCTAACTCCGTGCATACCTTATCAAATTGATTGCAGAAATGAGCCATCTGATCGGCAGAGTTTTCATCACCGGTTATGACCTTGTATATCGGGTCAATGATAATGGCTATGTAATCCTTTTTGTACGCCCTGCGTATGAGCTTCGGGGCAAGCTTATCCATAGGAACGCTTCTGCCTCTTAAGTTCCAGATATCAATATTTTTCAGATTATCAGGACTTACCTTAAGAGCAGTGTAAACATCTTTAAATCGGTGCAAACAGGAAGCTCTGTCAAGCTCAAGGTTGACATATAACACCTTACCTTTTGCACAATTAAAACCAAACCACTTACGACCTTCAGCAATAGATACACACATCTCTATGAGTGCATAGGATTTACCTGCTTTTGAAGGACCGGCAATGAGCATCTTATGCCCCTGCCTGAGAATACCGTCAATCAAAGGCGGTGCAAGTTCAGGAAGATTATCCCATTGGCTTTCAAGGCTCTCCGGGTCGGGAAGATCGTCGTTAATGCTCTCGATCCATTCCTTCCATTCGGTAAAGTTAGCCTTACCGATATTAGTGTCAACGATATATTGCTTCTTATCCTTACGCACCACACCGGGCATACGTGAAAGTCGAGACGGATTTCTGTTCTGGCTGTCGATTTCGAGTCCGTTTTTGCGGCATACGGCGTAAAGATAATCCACTCTCTTGCGGTATTCCTCATAGGTTGCTGCTTCAATCTTAACTATGGCATGAAGGCTTTTACCTCCGGAATGAACGAGAACAGCAACAGGCAGCTCCAATTCGTGAATAAGGGCATATTGCTTATCGATTTCCATAACATCGGATTCAACCAAGGCATATTTGAAATCAGTTACATTTTCATTCTTTACACCTTTGCCGTCTAAGGGATTGAAGCGAATCCACGCTCCTACGTCTTTGTTATAATCACCGATAACTGCGCCGATGTCACCGTCACACTTAGACAAACCTTCGATTATCTCGCCTGCGGTATGAACATAGTTACCCTTCTTAGGCATAAACCTTCCGTCTTTTTCCCACGTTTCCGTGACATAGCCTACTGTTTCGGTTGAATCGAACAGAGTTTCAAGGTAAGTAGTAAGCTCTTTTACAGGGTTAAAATCAAAGGGTTCATGTATTTCCTTACTCTCTATCCAATTTTTATCAACGATAACATAATCATCCTTATGGCTTCCTATTTCATCGTCCCAATCCAACGCTCTGTTTTCAGTATCACGGTAAGAACGGTATCCGTTTTCGTATGCCATTTGAGCTACTGTGGCTATTGTTACATTAGCACCTGCAGCACCGTTAAAGGTTTTCCACTTCAGTTCACATTCGCCTGCGTGATAACGGCTGTCAGCCTTGCTCCATTCATCCCATATATCACACTCAAAACCTTCGTCTTTGAGCGCCATACCTACATTTACCCATTCCTGATACGAAAGTACAGCAGGGTTAATATATGAGAGTATTTCAGTTATATTTTCTTTGTTTATTTCCATATTTCAACCTCTCTTATGCCGGTACATATTCATTAGGAACGATACCTGAAGGTATGCGCCAACCGTTTGCTGCTATGCGATCAATAAGCTTACGTGCCTGTTCAAACTGCCATGTACCCACGTGCTTAAAACCTCTGCCTTCTAAGAAGCGTATCTGTTTAGGCGTTGTAAGGCCGTTATCCCTTCGCTTTGAAAGCCTGTCGAGTAGCATCTGAGCTTTGCCGGCGTTATCAATTTCATCGGGCATAATACCGAGCTTTTCAAGGGTTGCTTTCTGCTTATCGGACGGCGGCGCCATTTCCCAACCAAAGGAGGGAACATAGCTTGACAAATCCTCAGCCTGAATAGACATTTCAAACTGTAACGGGTCAACAAGCTTTCTCTTTCGCTTACGCATTTCTTCAAGAGCTTTTGCAAGTGCTTCTTCTCTTTCAGCGATAACATCATTCGATGCAGCAACTTCCGCCTCTTCGATATCAACGGGACAACCCGTCTCTTTTTCGAGGTTTGCTGTCATTTTCTTGGCAACCTCTTCACTTTGGCATATAAGGTGCGTAGGCCGGCACAATTCATGTCTCTCTGTATGCCATAAGAAATCAAGTAAAAGAAGATCCTCTTTACCTTCGCAAAGACGTGTACCTCTACCCACCATCTGACAATACAGTCCTCTGACCTTTGTGGGTCTGAGAACGATAATACAGTCAACCGAAGGACAGTCCCACCCTTCCGTAAGAAGCATTGAGTTACAAAGTACGTTGTATTTACCTTCGTCAAAGTCTTTCAAAACTTCGGCTCTGTCGTCACTGTTTCCGTTTACTTCGGCAGCTCTGAAGCCTTTTTCGTTAAGAATATCTTTGAATTTCTGTGATGTCTTAATAAGAGGCAAAAAAACAACTGTTTTCCTATCCTTGCAATAGTTAAGCATTTCATCAGCTATTTGAAGTAAATACGGGTCAAGAGCGCTGTCAATGTCACTCGCCTTGAAATCGCCTGCCTGTGTAGAAACGCCGCTTAAATCCAATTTTAAAGGGATTGTGAGAGCCTTTATGGGTGAGAGATATCCTTCCTTTATCGCCCTGGGCAAGGTGTACTCATAAGCAAGGGATTCAAAGACTTGTCCGAGGTTTTTCATATCGCCTCTGTCAGGCGTAGCTGTAACTCCTAACACCTTGGCTTCTGAAAAATGCTCCAGCACTCTTACGTAACTGTCAGACAGTGCGTGATGAGCTTCGTCAATGATAATACTATTGAAATAATCTGCAGGAAAACGGTTTAATCTCGCCTCTCTCATAAGAGACTGAACAGAGCCTACAACAATTCTGTACCAAGATCCTAAACAAGTGTCTTCGGCTTTTTCTGTTGCTGTCATTAAACCTGTGGTTTTCTCTATCTTGTCTGAAGCCTGTTCAAGCAATTCCCCACGATGAGCGAGTATCAAAACTCGCTCACCCTGTCTTACAAGCTCCTCGGCTGTCTTAGCAAAAACGATTGTCTTACCGCATCCTGTAGGAAGTACAAGTAAAGTCTTTTTCACACCCTTATCCCATTGCTCAAATATGGCCTGTTTGGCCTCTTTCTGATAAGGTCTGAGTTCCATTATCCCTCACCTCAGAAATCGCCGTATTTGTTCGCTGAAGGCAGTTCTTTCGGCTCAAGGAAGGATTTAATTTTGTTATACTGATTACCGTTGTATGTATCAACAATAACCTTACACTTGCCCTTTGCACCGATAACCTGCTGCCAGTTCATACGCACCTTTTCGCCGTGTTTCTTCATACCTATGGCAATAAAGAAGGCTGAAAGCATACCTTCTGTTTTTGTGTGAAGGAAAAGGTTGTGTATAATGGTTGTACTTGCGCCCTTATCGTCACTCACTTTAAGGGTAAGAACAGCCTTTTTACAGGGCGGAAGCTTATCAGAACCGTTGTGCATGGCTCTCTCAAATTTGATTACCTCGAAGTCATATGTTCCTTCAGGTAAAAGTGTAAATTCGCTTTCCTGTTCGATTTCGTCATCCCAATCGAATGCTCTTTCTAAATTTTCTGACATTTTAATATCTCCTTATCTTAAGTTATTTTTTATATAATCAACGACCTGCGACCAATGTGCTATGATCCAGCCGTCAATAAAATCGGGTTCGTAGTTTTCAATGGGTGTGTCTGCCGGGAAGAAACCTCTTGCTGCCACAGTCTTGCGTATCTCTTCGTCTGTGACCTGCGACATATTCATAAGGTCAAGAAGGTTTTGAGGTATGCGTGAAGTGTTCGGATTCACCGTCGGTTTATCTTCTTCCGGATCCAAAATCATTGGCATAGGATCCTCTGTGATTTCCGTGAACGTCTCATGCTCTATGGTTCCGACCCTTTCTACCGGCTTTACGCTCTTATCAAATATATGAGCAATAGCACTGTATTCAAAAGGCAGCTCATCAGCAAGTCCGTGTCTGTTCTTTGCATCCCAACAAGGATGATGTGCAGCATACATAACACGTTTATTGCCTTGCGCCTTAAATTTCTTGCCTTCCTTATCAGACTGAACGGCAAATGTTTTGTAATTGGCGAACAGCACCATATCTGCCCACTCTTTTACAAGTGGCGATATCTGAGAGCTTGTCTTTTTGCCGAGCTTCAATTCCCAACGGTCATAAGCACCCATTTCATCCGGCTGCTCGAACTTACGAAGCTGAGCGTGTGCGGTAAGCACAACGTTTATACCTGCATCTATAACCTTGTCAAGAAGCATAAGAAAACGGGCAAACTCTTCCTTTTCATACACATAGCCGTTACCGTAACCGAAATCTTCAATGCCTTTCTTACCGGCATCGGCACACACTTTATCAATACAAAGCTGTTCAGCCCAATCAATTGTGTCAATAATCAGGCTTTTGCAAACAGAAGGAGTATTGATTACATAATTTATCTGTTCCTTAAGCATCGTCCAGGATGTAGGCTTTTCCATTCGCCTGACATCCATTCTTTTTGTGCTGCCTTCGGTGTCGATGAAAAGAGGGTTAGGGAACTTTGAGGCAATAGTTGACTTGCCTACGCCTTCGGGACCATAAATAACGACCTTCTCTGCACAATTTATTTTTCCTGATGTTATGTTCATTAAAATTCACTCCAATCCTTGTTAGTTGTTTTCATGTGAGTTGTGGTAACTTCCTCATCTTTTATCATACCGTCCTCAATGATAATTGAACATTCGTCACCCGTGCCCACACGTGTGGCAATAGCCTGTAGTTCTTCTTTTTCGAGCCACTCGCCGAACTCCTTAAGCGTTTCAAGATCCATTTGTTCCAATTTATCAAGAAGCACAAAGCCGCACTCAGGGTTAAGTTTTCTGACAATGGCTGTCGCCACTCTCAGCTGCTCAGAGGCAGACATAGAATCCCACTTCTTACCTTTGTATATGAGTTCACCGTTTTCAACGGAAAGTTCCTGTAAGGGAAGGTCTGCATTCTTAAGCAGGTCGATTTTCCTCTGACGTGTATCTGTCAACTTTTCTGAAAGTTCGTCATACTGCTTACGGTATTCATCAGCTTCCATTTCCGCCTTTTCTCTGTCAAGGTTCGCACGGATCTTCACATTGATTTCATCAATTTCACGGATATTCTTTTCAAGCTCTGCGGTGCTTTCATCGTGAAGCTCTTCGGCAGTTTTAAAAGCTGTTTCCATTTCCTCTCCGACAGACCATAACTGTGTCTCTAACTTTTTCAGTTCATCACGCATAGCATTTACTCTGTTTGCAAGACGGTTTCTCTCAGCCTGCAACTCATATGCCTTATCTCTTTTACGCTGATTTTCTCCGTTCTTAGCAAGGATATCCTGCTGCTGTCTGATAAGCTCAGAAGCGGAGATTATCTGTGCAGGTACATTCTGATAAACGGGCATTTCTTTGGCGTACTTCGCCTTTTGGTCTGCAACCTGTCCGATTGTATGGCGCTTGTTATACAGTTCGCTTTCTTCTCTTTCAAGGGCATAGAGAGTATCCCCGACACCGATTATACGAAGCAAAGTTTCTGCTTTTTCTTTCCCGGATGCTTCCATAAACTTGGGAACATTCAAAGCAAACTGTTCAACAAAGTGGTTCAGCAGGTTCTGCCCCGCAAGTCTACCCGACGGATCTGTTACCTTAAGGTCGCTGTTTTTACCTTTACGCTCGACAATAATGCCGTTTGAAAGTTCCACCTTGAGATAAGGCGGAACTAAAGAGCCATCACGTGCTGCAGAAGTCGGTCTGAATCTGTCCCCGCCTAACGCCCAGGCTATTGAATCAAGAACTGAGGTTTTGCCCTGGTTGTTTCGGCCACCTATAACGGTCAAGCCGTTATGTGACGGTTCATACTGAAGCATTTTAATGCGCTTCGTATTTTCAATTTCAAAGCTATTGATTTTTATTGACATAATTACGCTCCTTTTAATGCGGTTTTTCTGCCCCACCGTGTTGGAGCACGGTGGGTGTTTTTGTTGTATTATTCTGATTTTTCGTAAGTTTCGTGGGTACCGTCCAGAAGCTGCTTCTCAGCATCGCTTATCAGATAACCAAGCCTGCAAAGCAGTTGATACCATTTTTTCAGATCTTCGTTCTCGTTATAGCAGCCTCGCCAATTCCATGTTTGGTGATGGCTTTCAATTTCCTCAAAATATACAGCCAATATGCTCAGAAACACTTTTGTCGGATTTTTTGCGAGGAGTTTTCGGAACTCTTCTGTTTCATACAGTGAGCAATCGTCTTCATCGTCTTCGTCAATTTCCTCAAGAATATCAATTCCAAGCACTTCAGCAACATCTGCATCATCCAGATAATAATCAAGGTCAATTCTCAGTTCAAAGAACAACTGCAGCACCTGATTAAGATAATTTCCGTCATACTTCTTAACGAAATCCAGACGAAGTTCGGAGCAAAGTGTGCCGACTTCTTTCAGCTTTTCAAGCCTCGCATCCCTTTCCTCACGTTCAAGCCTTTGCTTGCGCTCACGCTCTTCTTCCTCTTTTACAGAATTTTCATCACGCTTTTTAAGAAGATAAAGATAATTTGTTTCCCATGAGTCCTTTCCGCCAACCTTGAAAAAGTATTCAACAGTATCGGAATCTTCAGGAGCTCTGATATTGTTTATCCAATCGAAGTTGTTATAAACATAATCAGACTTTACTCTTTCATAACCTTCCTCAGTATCGACTTCCGTCGCAAAGGAACGGTACTTCTCAATTAAGGCTTCTTTCTTCTTTTTATTTTCTTCGGCAGTCAGTGCGTTTCTGAGAGTATAATCAAAATTAACTGTACCTGCAGCATCAAGCACCTTCGCTTTAAGCTTCGGGTCCTTAATCTGTTCAAGCTTTATGTATTGCTCTAAGGTCGCACCTCTGCCAACGGACTCCTGAAACTTATCCTTAGGCAGTTCTGCCATTTTAATACGGTGACGGACTGTTGATTTTGAAAAGCCCGTTTTCTTCTGAATTTCGTCTACGCTTTCGCCTAAATCAAGCATAAGCTGAATACCGTAAACCTGCTCCGGAACTGTCAGGTCTACCCTCTGCATATTCTCAGCAAGCATTGTTGCAACCTGTGTTCTATGGTCCATATCCACAACCGCACAAGGTACCTCTGCAAGACCTATCAGCTTCGATGCTGCAAGACGGCGGTGACCTATAATTACACGGTATCCGTCTTCATAAGGTACGACTGTCAGATTCTGCAGAATTCCGCTTTCTTTGATACTGTCTGCCAGCTCCGTAACATCTCCCACGTCTTTTCGAGGGTTGTCCGGGTGAGGATAAATCTTACTTGTAGGAAGATACACAAGTCTATTGTTCTCCTCTTCATCATCAAGCCAGAAATTCTCAGGCTCTTCGACTTCAAATCCCCTGATTTCGCATCCGGGACGTGCGTTGCCTATGTAATACGGACATTCATTTTCCTTAAACTTAAAATTGCATTTTCTGTCACACTCACTCTGAAGCGGACAGCGTTCATTTACACTTATCATTGTTGTTTCTCCTTTGTTGATTTGACAAATTTATCATTTAGTGTTAAAATCAAATCAGCACTTGAAGAAGTGCTGTGTGTTTAATTTCATTTTTCGACCGTAGTGTTCGCAGCACTGCGGTCACTTTTTTATTCATCTGCATCCGGCGTTTCCCTCTTTTCTCTTATCTGCAAGATCTTCACTCTGTCGCTGCCTAAGGTGGTGGCTATGAGATATGTGCAGTAACCGTCAATCAGATAGAAATCACGGTCAACATAAATCGGTGGCAGCTTTCTTCCGGCAATGAACTCTGCAGTTTTCTCGATAAGCTTATTCGGTCCCGGTGGATTATCGCTGAATGATTTTCTCACCTTTATCTTACCGAGCGTGTGTTTGCTCCTTCGTATACACTCAAACATTGTTATCACTTCCTTCCTCTGCAATCTCCGTAAACCTGAACCTTTGCACCTTGCCGTCTTCATCAGGCACGTCCCTCTCCCACGTTGGTCTGTAATTCAGACAAGGCTTGTCCCGATTTACTTTTTCAAATTCGGCAGGAACCGTCACCGGCTCTCTTCCGTGAGTTTTTACATAGGTGTTTTCTGCTGCGGCTCTGAGCTCGTCCAGCTCTTCCTGCTTATCGCACAGAATGATTATCAATGCAAATACGCAAAACAATGCCATAAACGCAATCAGCTGCCACCAGCTCACATCACCTGCCTGCTCTATAGCTCCGATTGTGCCTAACGTACCAAAGCCCGTAATTATAGCAAACAAAAGAGCTATACCTTTGGCTATATGTAACTCGATTTTATTCATTGTTGCTCATCCTTTCTATTCTCCCCTGCAGGTCTCTCTTCTGAATGTATAAATCTTTCAGGACCTCTCCGCAGGCGTTAATCCTTACTGCGTTCTTTGCGGACTCATTGTGACTTTCAAGATTTTCAATTTCCTTGATGTATAAGTCAATGCTTATCTCTACCTCTGACAGCTCGTCTTCAAGCTGTTGCTTTGTTGGGTTCATAGAGTACTCCGTTCCCGACATAATCAACTCACCCCCTGAAGTTCCTTGTACTCTTTCAACAGGCAGAATATCTCATCAAGCTTTTTGTCAATGATGAGAAGAATTCCGTTATCGTCTATCCCGTTTTTATAGTTTACAAGTGCCTGAGGGTTTATGTGATATGTCCAGGTCTTGTTCTTCCTTGCAGTACCAAACGGCATCTTGCCTTGCTGTAACTGCCAAGCGAGCATTGAATAAGTCATTCCCAGATAGTCTGCTGCCGTTCTTACCGGCACTTCATTCATACTGAGAATTTCTTCATCAGTTATCAATGTTTTTGGGTTCTTTGCCATTGTTGTTACGCCCCCTTCATCGTGTCGCCGTAGTTATATACCTGCATACAGTAACACTCCTGCTCTTTGCAGTAATAGCCCGCATTGGACCAGCCTTCATAGCCGAAGTGATTAGCAATAAGCAGATATGTATCACCTGTTCCTTTCAGGAAAAGCTGTTTGAAAGCTCCCTCTGCAGTTGTTTCACTGTCAAGAAGCTTATCAAGGTTGATATTCTCAAAAGCGTGTGGGTGTCGGTTCTTCTCCATGCTGTTGTTGTATGCACGGGCGATTTCTAAGAATTCAGCAAAAGTGAATCTGATGTTGTATGTAGTTCTTACCTCTTGTTTTGTTATAACCATTGTTGTTCTCCTTTCTTGGTTAGCTGTTTACCCTTTCGCACTTCTCATTGACAAAATACAAATATTTTTGTATAATTTTCCTTGCCTATATGGCAGAGGAAAGGGGTTGGCTATGTTAAGCGAACTTTTTACTTTGCCTGTTCCCAATAATCAGATGACACGGATATTGAAAATATACGGCGATTCTGAAAGCTGATGCGTAGGCAAACAAACACAGCAGAATCGGAACTGCTAAAGTGATGCGTAGTCTAAAGAAGTGAAAGTGTGGTTCTCACGGGGCGTTTGTTTCGGTAGAATACGAAACCGCCAATTCTATACGGATTGGCAAAACGAACCTGCAAGATTATTTGGGTAAATAAACTCGGACAAAACTCTAACGAAACCACACTTCGTTAGTTTTTTGTTCAGTGTTTTGTTGCGTTTTATGCAACTTGATTTGTAAAAAAATATAGTGTTACCTCTGAATCAGGAATTTCCAGTTTACGTTGGAGATAACGAGCTTCTTTCAATGTCATCTGTGCTTTTCCTGATATCTTTTGTCCCAAAGTATAAGGGGATAATCCCATTTCAGCAGCTATCGCCTGAATCGTTAATCCACACTCATATATCCGTGCTTTTATCTTCTTTTCGTTTGGCATATTTCTCACCTCCTCGTTGCGTTTTGCAACTTTATATTAACACCTTGCTGTCCTTTTGTCAATAGCGAAATGCAACTTTTTTTATATTTGTTGCAAAAAGTGTTGCATTTTCCGCAATTTTATGTTATAGTGACCTCGGGTGATAGAAATGTCAAATAATATGATTACTGCAGAAAGACTTAAACAGTGCAGAATTAAAGCAAAGCAAACTTTAGAGCAAATAGGAAACTTAACAGGGGTTCATAAAACAACTGTAATGCGTTGGGAAAAAGGAGAAACCGAAAGAATCGGTCTGCCAACCATCCAAGCGTTAGCAACCTATTATAGAGTAAATCCAGCTTGGCTTATGGGTGCAGACGTTCCTATGGATCCCTCTGCAACAATTCCCACAGGCTTCTCCCCTGTTCCTGATACAGTTAAGCGCCCCCGTCTTGGAAAGATATCTTGCGGTGTTCCTATAATGAGTGAGGAAAACTTTGACGGCTATGATGAAGTTCCGAAGCATATTGACTGTGATTTTACATTGGTATGTGACGGTGACAGTATGACAGGTGCCCGTATTCTTGACGGTGATATAGTTTACATCAAGCAACAGCCAATGGTTGAAAACGGTGAAATCGCCGCAGTTCTTGTTGACGGTTGTGAAAAGCTTCTGAAACGTGTCTACATAACTGAAACCAGTATCACGCTTCAGGCAGAAAACCCAAAATACTCACCCCTTATCTTCATCAGAGAAGATATGAACAGAGTGAGTATCATCGGAAAAGCTGTAGCGTTTATGAGTGTGGTTAGATAATAGAGGAATAAATATGGATAAAATATATCAGTCAATAATAAACACAGGCAAAAAACTCGCAGCCGAAAAGATTGTTTTGTTCGGCTCCAGAGCCAGAGGTGACAACAGAGCAAACAGCGATATCGATATTGCCGTTTACGGCATACCTGAGCAAAACAAATTTCTTTTCAGAGAAGCAATAAGCGATTTGCCCACCTTTTTAAAGTTTGACATAGTTTTTATAACAGATAAAACAGATGCTGCTCTTATTAAAAATATAAACAAGGACGGAGTGATTTTAATGAGTAAATTCAGCGAAAAACTTGATAAATTCTGTGATGCAATCAATAGACTTGAAGAATCTATCGAAGAATACGAGGTATGCTCTTTATCCTCTGCAAGAGACGGAGTTATTCAGCGTTTCGAGTTCTGCACCGAGCTCGCATGGAAATCAGCAAGAGAATTTTTGATATCTGAGGGCTATGTTGATCTCAACAGTCCCAAATCTGTTATGCGACAAGTCTATGCAGACAATTTGATAACAGATGAACAAGGCTGGCTTGAGCTTCTTCAGGCACGAAACCTTACTTCTCACATCTATGATGAAAACACAGCCGGAGAGGTCTTTGAAAACATAAAAAACAAGTATTTAAGCTTATTCAAAGAGCTTTCAGAAAAACTCGTAGAGTTCAAATCAAGTTTTTAAAAAAATTTGACAAATTGTGTTACTTTTAAGGCTTTTTATAACTATATAACGATAGGCAGTATTTGTCTATTAAATTTAGTTAAAGTCAAGGAGTGTTTATATGAAAAAACTCAAGCCGTGGCAAATTGTTTTACTTGTTATGTTCTACCCGGTTGGGATAGTTTATTTAATCTATCGCATTTTAAGGTATTTATTTAACTCTAAAAATATGAAAGGGAAAACCTTTTACAACGGAAGACACGCAGAAACAAACAACAAAATCGACAGCATAAATTTAAAAAATGCATCAGAACTGAAAACGGATTTGGTAGAAGCCGATTATTTATTTGGTTGTTGTGCTGAATGTGCAAAGTACCGAGGGCGTGTGTTTAGCATTTCTGGCGATAGTGATATTTTCCCCAAAAAGCCAGAATATATTGACTGTTCTTGTTCCGACATTGTTTTTTATCCCTTTTTTTATAAAATTTCAGAACCGAATGTATGGGATTATATCGGACGAAAAGTCGATATAGTTAAATTCAGTAATAGACCTTTCATTGATGATCGCACACAAGCCGAAAAAGAAATGTATGAGCTTGACTTACAACGAGTCGCAAATGAAGAGCAAAAAGAAAAAGATCGATTTGAATATAACACCTTACTTGAAATATTTCCAAATGATGTTCCAAAATCTTTTGGAGCTTATCGTAGAATGAAAAATGCAAACAGTTCAGGATTTGCAAAAATAAAAATACTTGCTGAAAAAGCCGGAATAGAAATTAAATAAAGGTGTATCAATCATGTTAAAAATTGTTCAATTTATTTTTGAAATTGTACTCGGAACAGCGATTATGTTTTTTGGTTCATTGTTCGCTATTTGGGGCAACACAAAATATTTAGGTATCGCTATAATAGGAATTGGTGTTTTCATTTATTTCGTAGCAATAGCAAACAATCCGAAAAACACAGATAAACCATCAAAATTAAAAATGAGTAACATTAAAAGATCGCTAACTATTCTCTTGTGTTTGGTTGCTGCTTTTATATTTTTATTTGTTGATATAAACAATACAAATACTAACATCGACACAAACACCAGTACAACAAGTACTACCGAAGAAACCACATACAAAGCAAGTAACCTTGGAGAATACAAAGTCCAAATTAAAGAACATTATAAGTCGAAAGGCTTTTATGATGAAAAATTGGTTGTAGTCGTATTTACCTTTACAAATAAATCAGATGAGGCTATATGTTTTAATGATGCTATAGATGTACAAGCATTTCAGAACGGCGTAGAGCTAAACTTATACATTGCGACAAACATACCGGGACAAGTTGATGTCCGAGATTCTTATAAGGAGCTTAAACCCGGAGCAAGTTATGATGTTCCTAAAGCATATATCCTTGATGATACAGAAAATAGTGTTGAAATAGAACTTTCAAATCAGTTTGTCTTTGAACCTATTACATATACGATTACTCTAAACTAAACAAAAAACGCCCTCGGCGCTACCAACACCGAGAGCTGAAATACCAATCACTAAAGCCTACAAAAACCAAGGGAGTGGTACGCCTATATTCTACCACTTCTTTGAATAAAATGCAATAAAAGGAGTGGAAATTTATGAAAAGAAGCGCAAACGGCTCAGGAACCATTTACAAGCGAAAAGGTGTGAGCAAACCATATATCGTATACGGTAAAGCTTACCTGTCAGAGGGTGTGATGAAACGAGAATATCTCGGCGCATTTAAGACCAGGAAAGAGGCCGAAGAACGCAGAATCGCATATATTATAAATCCTGAGGTAAGAAAATCAGACCTGACTTTCAAAGAAGTATATGAGGATTATATAAAAACAAACCGTTTCAGAGATTTAACACGTTCAACACAGGACGGATACAAGGCAGCATACAAACATTGCGCCCGGTTATACTCTGTTAGATTTGCGGACCTAAGAACAGCTCAGATGCAGGAAATAATCAACGACTTGGCTTCAGCCGGAAAATCCTCTTCGAGTGTTAATAAAGTCAAATTGTTATTTTCTCTGCTTTCAACCTATGCAATGCAAAATGATATCATTACAAAAAACTATTCTGAATTCATTACGTTACCCAAATTTGAGAAAACTGAAAAGCGAGCTCTGACAGACTTAGAAATCTATAAAATCGGTGAAGCCGCAGTAAACGGCAATAAAACAGCACAATGGGTTTATTATATGATTTACTCAGGTTGGCGAATAAGCGAGCTTTTGGAGCTTACGGCGTTTAATTACGATGGAAATGAAAAAGTATTCACCGGTGGTAAAAAGACTGCTGCAGGCAAAAATAGAGCCGTTCCTGTGCATTCTAATCTTCAATGGATTATAGACAAACAGCTTGCCGAAAATGGCCAGACAGTTTTCTGCATGGAAAACGGCAAGCCTATGACCGCAAATTATTTCCGCAGATATATGTTTCAGCCTCTTCTTGAAGAATTGGATATTGACCGAGAAATCACACCGCATATCACACGTCATACATTCGCTACAAAATTAAAACAAGCAGGTGCAGACGACTTTTATCGTCAGAAGCTTCTCGGACATTCGAGTTCAACTGTAACTGATATTGTTTATACTCACGCCGATATCCAAAGTTTACGTGATACTATCGAGCTTTTAGGCGTAAAAAATGTATGCAGTTTGTATGCAGTTTAA